GTATCCAAGTTAAACATCTTTTGCATGACGGTCAACATGGTTGTTGCTGTATTAACAGCAATGCCGTCAAGGTTTAACTCATTTCCTTCTCGCTTAATACTGTCAGTAGCAACCATGGTAACCAAGTTAGTATCGTAGTTACTAACTTGCGTTGGTTGATTTCCTGCTCCCAAAGTATCTTTTAATCCAATCCATGGAGTGCCAAAGTTAATCATCTTCAAACGTTCCAACTCTTTGCGCAATGTTCCACTTTCTTTCTCTAACTTTTTGTAAAACAGTTCTGCGCTATTTCCTACTGGCGCATCATTAGGTTCGAGTAACCAGGTATCTACATACTCGTGGACTTTTAAGTTTTGAACTTTGCAATAGCCACTTGTTGTTTGATCAATCGGATAAACAATAACAAAGTTATTAACATCAATAACTTGACTAACAAGGAAATCGCCAGACAAAACGTTGCCACTTGTGAACTCTAAATGAACTCGCGTATTAGGTTGAAGGTTATGAGGCTCATCAGTAGTAACAGTTATGTTTGCTCCTGATTGAGCATACTTAGAAGCAATATCAAATCTGTCATTTCCTTCATCATGAAGAATTGACCACATTGCTGCATAGATGTGTTTACACCAACGCAGCTGATAGTACGCCAGTAAAGGGCCAGATTCTTCTGGAGAGTCTTCATATGTAGGCAACTGATAAAAATTATTGACAACAACATAACCAAAGGAATTATAAACACCAACGTCATCCCTGGTATTAATCAAATTGTTATTACGGTCAAGACGGAATCCAGGGCGAACACTACGAGCCGCTGTATTAGGAAAATCTCTTTTTCTTTTCTCTTCGTAGAAGTTATACGTTTCTCGCTTTAGATAATCTTGACAAGTGCATTGATAACGAATTTCTGTTGTTAGATAACGACCAGCAATAAAGCCACGGTGTGCTGGAGTAATGGTTCTAGGAACGCCTTGCGTATCTGGTTGATTTGTAACAGGATTAAATACCCTTGCACCATAGCTATCGTCACGTTGGAACTTGATTTCATTTGTGTTGTTATCTATTCCCGTAACGGTATAGCCAACATAATTAGAATAATCAAAACCACGTATCCTTCTAAACGTAGTTAAGTTTCCACTCGTTGAGCCACTCTCAATTGTTGTGATAGTAAATTCAGTTGAATTTAAAACAACAATTTCGTAGATACCTGAATCAACATTTCCTGTTGAAACATCCAAATAAACTTCATTACCAGTTGCAAGTCCGTGCGCTGCGCTGCAAGTTACTGTTACTGTTGAACCAACCCTGGTATAAGTAGATGTTACGCCAGGATCTTTTTCTACAACCCGATCAACAAGACGTTCTCCAGCAAACAAAGAAAGAGGTGTTGGCAAGTAACGTAAACCAACACGTTGCTCAACCCACTGAGGATCTGTAAACACGGTAACGCGTTGCGTGTTTAAATTACCACCTGCTGTAGCAGCAGCGGCTGTTGTGCAAGTAAATGTGTTTGTTGTTGTTGCTGTAATTGTTAAGGTATCACTAACTGCAGCACCACTTCCAATGTTCAAATAGATAGAATCTCCTATAGCGTACCCGTGGTCAGCAATGGAAACTGTAATAACTGTACCTGTTTGACTGTAAGTCCCTGCTTTAACTTGTTGCAGATAACGGACAGTTTCAATAGGCAATCCAAAGTTGTAAAAGTTAAAAGAGTTAGCATCTCGAATAGCTACAATTTGTTGTCCCAGTTCCATGTTGACACTAGGAAAAGCAAACAAACGAGCTGGAATAAAAATACCAGGATACTGTTGGAAGGTGCAGTAAATCCTGTAGTCTCCACGGAACCCACGTCCAGTTGCTTTGCTACCAAAAACAGTTTGAGTTAACGTGTAAAGCTCGTAGCCACGTCTCCAGCGGTTCCACATGGAATCATGGTTATAAAAACGAATGCGGCTAATTTGTTTTTGATCTGACGGTTCAAAATCAAACGGATTATCCTCTACGCTAAAATCAAGTTTCTTTGTTCTTTTATCAATCTTTTCAGAGAACGATTTAAACCCAGCGTCAAAACGACCGCCAAAGCTATCCTTTCTGCGTGTCATAAATAATTAAGAACGCCATTGAGCAGGATATGGATAACTAACTTCTGGTACGTCCATCATTCGGCGCCAGTGGTTTGCCATCTGGACAGCAAGCTGCCAGCTCTTGCGTTTCTGGGAATCCTCCCAAGCATCAAAACCAGCAGCAGTGTACCGTTCCACAGATCAATAGTATCCGCCTTGCACGCAGACGTAGAAGCCATTGGTAAGAGCAGTGGTACCACTAATGGCGCAACACAAAGCTTGGCCACGCTGGAGAACAAGGCCACGCATTTTGGGAGAGACCTCATTATTACCGCTGCCAAAATTAGACCCAGCATGTGGAACTGGATGATTAATTAAAGGCAACACCTCATTTAACGTTAGACTGTAGTCCTGGAATTCATAAGTTGCTGGAATACTAACCGTAAAGATCGGAAAGAATTGGTTGGTATTGGTAACGCTGTTTGTTTGTACTAAGTAGAAACAGAAATCAATTGGTGGATAAACATTAACGTTGCCTGTCGTTGTTAATGTACCCGCACTGGTGACTGTAAACGTGCCACTAGTAACAGCAGTAACAGTCGCAATCTCATCAACAGCAGTACCGCTGGTGTAATCAAGATAGACTTTCTGACCAACTTTTAAATTGTGATTAGCCAGGGTAACCACAACAGCGGTGGTACCGGTTTGAGCATAGGTACCAACGCTGGCAGGTGTTGCGTCTAAAAAGATATTACGCTCTTTGGTATAACGGAACCAGATCTCATCAATATATGCACCGCTAATTGAGTTATCAACAAGAGCACTATCAACGTCAGCAACATAAGTAGCGTTGCCAACAGCAGTTGGAATCAAGCTAGTTGCAAACGATTGGCCAGATGCCACTGTTACAAGTGTGCTACTCAGCAGGGGCCGGTCAATCATTGCCGGTTGCTTGTTAGTAGAAGTACTTGCCATTGAATTGAACTCTATCTGCTAAAGCTATTGTAGCGCAGCTGCGTTAAGCAAAAAGCTTTTCAAAAATGGTTGGATCAATCTGCTGTAATCCTTTGATGCGACTACCTGCCATTCGGTAGTCGCCAGGAGCAGGACGAATTCCTGGTTCCCCATCACCTAACAACGGACGTAGGCCAGGTTCAAAATCACCTGGTAGAGCACCAAGCCCACGGCCACGGGGTTCTGATAAATACCGGTCATCAATATCTAACATAATCAACCTTTGCGTTTGGTAGCAAGCTCAACAGCACGGCGTGCTTTTTTAGCTGAGTCCGTATTGCTCACAAACTGTTTGCCTGTTCGAGATTCACGACGTTTCTTTTCATCAGTTTTACGCCTTTGTTCTGGAGACAAACGTGCCCACGCCTTTTCTGGCAGATAACGTTCTGTTTCTTTTTGTCCAGGTTCAATTGCTTTGTCAGCCATTAGTCTTGAATAGGTCCCCCATGAAGCCACGCATCACAAGTACGTGCAGCAGCACATTTAAATTTAAAGAGTTGACAGTACCCTAAATTAGCAAGCTCTTGAACATCCCAAGGATCTGCTGCTTCCTTTTCATTAATGCCTTCAACAATGCAATCAAGGATCTTGTCTGATTGATCAAATGCTGCACAGTTTCCACACAAGGATGATTGCACAGCTTCTAGATCACTGTTCCACATCTCCGCTTTTTTCTGCCAAAACCCTGGATCAGGATGATCAGGGTTCAGAGGACCGTAGCCAAAATTTTGAATTGTCCAGTTTCTGTTCTTGATGTTCTCTTTAATATCTAACGTTGCTTTAGGACAAGAAGGACTTACAGCAGTTGCTGCTTTACCAAGAAAAACTTTTGCTTGAGGTTCCATTGCACAATTTAAGTTACTTGTCTTTCTTTTCGTATTCCTGTTTGGTCATCCACTTCTGTTCACCCCAACGTTTTAAAGATTTCTGTCCTTCTGTTTTTTCTCCTTTATAACCTCCACCTTTTTTCTTATATTCTTGTGCCAGAAGTTGGGCTTTACGCGCAGACCATTGACCTGGCTTACCTCCTTTGGATCCGGCCATAATCCGGTCTTTAATGCTTTCACGTAAACCGGGTTTGGTGTAAGCCACTATGCAAAGTAATTAGTTGTAGGAGCTGCAATCATCTTAGCAAGACTACCAATTGGAATATTACTTTTCCTCTCACCAAATACAGACTCTACGTATTTCTTTAGTTGTTGCTGTGCGGTAATAGGTTGATCATCCTCGTCTTCTCCACCAGTTTGGACAACAATGTTAATTGAGTGTGGCGCATCAGTTTGTGCAGGCTGTTGCGGAGGTTTAAATTGAGGAGTTTGTTGCTCCATGCCTAGAGCAACTTCTTTGCCACCTTTGGTATGGAGCAATTCAATTTCAAAACCCTCTGGTGTTTGAATTGTTCCTAAACCTTGCCCTGGTTTAAAACTACCAGCACCTTCATAGTAGATAGGAGTGCCACCAGCAATTCCAAAGTCAATTCCTTTGTGATACGTAGAAGCACCAGCTGTTGGCGCAGTCCGTGGCCCGTATCCAGAAGTAATAGGGAAAGACGGTTTGAATCCATCTTTCCCTTGTACAAATAACGGAGTGCGTTGTTCACCAATCCTCAAACGTTGTAGCCCTGTACGCCACGTCTCAGGATTAATGTATTGACCTCCCTTCTTAACTCTTACATCAAGATGAGGGCCGGTCGTGGGGAAAATGTCTTCCCCTGCTTTAGCAACGTAACCAGCGTGGAAGATTCCTGCCATACTTACATTTTAAAGTAATTAACTGGTTCCGTTGTCGTCATTGCTGTTGCTAATTCAATTGGATTAGGAACAGAAGAACGTTTCTGATTGAACTTCATCAAGAAGTCAAGAGGATTTGTCGATGCTTCTGCTGCAACTTTTCCTTTGCCAGTAACAAAAATGTTGATGTTAGGAATACCGGTTGCTTGAACTTGTGGTTGCGGTAATTGCTGTTGCTGTTGTTGCTGGCTAACAGCACCTTGTCCAAGCTGTTGTTTTTGTTGTTCGTAGTACTTGAACAGGTCACCGAGTTTTTTAGAAGGTTGTCCATAGTAACTTCCGCCACTAGATGTTGGCAATGAAGCCCACTCTGGAGCAAGCTTGTTAATAACAGTTCCAAATTTTTCTCCTTTGAGGAATGGATCTAAAGCACCGCGTTTTTTGTCAATTAAATACAGAGCTGCAAGGTCTTGTGATTTAGGATCAAATCCAGAAAGACCCAGAGCTTTAGCAGTGTCTTGCCAGGTTGGGGTTAAGAATTGGTACGCTCCAGCAGCTGTGCTTGTGTAGCCTCCTCCTGTGATGGCTTTATCAGGATGGCGCCAGCCTTTGGATGTGTCAAATTTACTGCCACCAAACATTGTCTGGTAGCCGCTTTCTCCTGCAGTTCCTTCGGCGTAACGAAGGGTATTAAGCAAAGAACGAACTTCAGGTCGTTGAAGAAGATCTTCGTATCGCTGCCGTAAACCAGCCATTGTTTTATCGGAGGTTGTATTCGAAGTAGAAGCGGGTTCCGATAGCAACGTCTGCGGGTCCAGGTAAGGCCTGAATGAATTCCGAGCCTTCCCGTTCAAAGCGATAGCGGGCTTGCATAGGGTTTCTATAATTAGCGACGTACAGATGAAGAGCTAAGCGATCAGTTTCATACAGATAAATCTCCGTCCAAGTTTTAAGTGTTTCTTTAAAATCAGTCGTGGTGATAGTACGATCAACGTCACCAGCAATATTCTCCAGCCGGTTACGAGGAACTGTATCGTTGTTCACACTACCGGTCATGTCGGTGCGCTTTTCTGCCTCGTCGCACCGAGTGACCTGTTCAACTAATTTTGCGTACCAGAAAGAATCTGGTACGTTATTCAGTGCTTCCTCAAGTCGAGATAAATCGCCAGCCGGAATAGACGTGGTGTTATATCCTAGGTGCCAGCGGATTTTTGACTTGAGGAAGCTATCAAGTTGCATTATTCAACTCGAATAAGATTTTCTTTGATAATTTCATCCCAATCAACACGCTTAATAGCTTTAAGTTGATCTAAACGGACGAACTTTTCGCCGGGCATTGAGGTTTGTAAATCCTTAATGTCCCTTGCTGTCTTTAATCCTACTCCAGGTAAATGGTCAGCAATTTGACGAGCACTCGCAGTATTGAGGTTAATGCGAGTATCTAGAGGGAAGGTTTCCTTTTTGGTGGGGATAGGAGGATTGACGCCTTCTTGTTTGAGCTGCTCGGTAAGGCGCTCTTCTGTCCGATCCTTTTCATTAGTTGCGCCAAGATGAGGTACAAGATCTTCACGATCAATGTAAAGAACTTCGTCTTGAGCATCAACGCACATCATGATGCCATCACCATGGTGCGAAATCATCTCAACAAGTTGACCAGTTGGCTTGTATTGGTAGAGCATTCGAAAATGAAATGACAACTACCAATACAATACCAACCTCAACTTAACTGATCAATAGATCAGCTATCGGTACCACCCACTTGGGAAGCAAAGTCAATGAACTCATTGATGTCTTCCCATGCCACGGCACCTGCAGGACGCAGATAGTTCACGCGGCAGATGATGTAGCCAGCACGGCCAGCATCCTTATCGGTGGAGCTAATGAACACACCGTCACCATCCACAGTGGTGGAGGTCACGCCGTTCACGTTGAACACCCTGAAGGTGGTGTCTGCAGTAACGCGGTAGAACATTGCGTTAGCAAAGTCAGCCGCCACGATGCCAGCGGTGGTTACAGCAGAAGTGAAGGGCAGGTCAGCAATAGTGGTATCACTCAGACCCTGGGCAAACAGGTTGCTGGTAGCGCTCACGATGGAGCTAGCAGCAGCAAGACCGTTGGCTTGAGTCGAAGGAACACCAAAAGGAGCACCAGCGTTATTAGGGCCAAGCAGCAGACCTTCGGTAGAAGTACCACCGATGTTTGCAGTGACAGGAGCAGCAGGGAAACCAGCCAGACCACCAGCAGGGATGTCCTGAGCAATGGCGATAGAAGCGCCATAGATGTATGCAGGACGATCAGAGCTGGCTTGCACAACCAGAGAAGTGCGGTTGTCACGCACCCGGTCATCAGGACGACGATCAGGAGACGGAACAATGATGTCAAAGCTCTTATAGGAAGCTTTGTCAGCAGCCAGGTTGTCAATCTTGACGTAGCCAATCAGCTCAAAAGCTTCGACACCAGGCCAGCCGTACACACCTTCGGTGTTGTAGGAGGACAGACGGTTGATTTGATTACCGGGCTGGAGAATTGCACCGGCTTCTTCTTTGTAAGCAGCCATTGTTAATTACCTCCTTCCTCAAACGATGGTGAAAGCAGTGGTGACGAAATCCTTGTTCAGGTTCGCAAAACCAGCGTACAGCTGCCAAATCAGGATGATAAAGCGGCTGAAGTCATCATTGTTGTTGATGAGGACCTGAGCATTAGGACCACCAATACCCACGCCAACGGCCTGAGGACCGAAGAACAGAGCAGGAGGAGTGTCGTGAGAAACAGCACCAGCGCCGTCGCCAATGTCAACGGTGATGGTTTTGGAGGGGAAGTTGGTGGATTCGAAG